TTGTCGTGCACTTGTAAAAATAAATGACGATAAGGAAGAGAGTTATACAGATGATTGCTCGTAGCAGTAACTGCCACACGAACCCCATTTTCAGACACACCAATAGAAGCCCCAATCAGTGCTAAACTGGTCGTCAACAAAGTTGTTGATGAAACAGAATTCAAATCCTGGTCAAAATTGTCCACTACAACTTGTGTCGTCCCCACTTTCTTTGCGACAAACGTTTCTGAACCGTCACCATTCATGTCGACATCCATCATTTCGTTAGTATTTATTGTCCCAAGGGAAGAAAGCTGTGTTTTGTCAACCAACGAGTTGTTAAACTCATACACCTTCACCTCATCATCGTTTCTATGAGCCAATGCTAAAAAACGACCGTCGTCGGTGCATGAACTTAAATGACCAACTTGGGGGATATCAACTGCTCTTGATGTAATAACACTGTTTACATTTACCTTCAAGAACGGGTCATAATTTGATTCCACTATGTTTTGGGCGTTTAATGAAAACGTGTCTGCTAAAATAGAGGCACTAGAGTATTCACGACGATTACTCACCAACCCGGTAGTGGTAGTTGCAGCTTCCAGGTGCTGATAATCCACAGTCTGAGACGTATATCTGTTAAATGCTCGTTTTGTGACAGAATTTAACATTTCGTTCAATGAATAATTTGTACGACCCATCTCTTAATGATATATTACAAATTAATCTGCATACAGTATACCCGCCATACCATCTTTTATACGTAAGATGTTATAGTTTACTGCGTAGATTGTACGATCGATGGGTTGGGTGCAATGCAAAGTGCAAGAATCTATCCTACTGAAGTTTAATGTTCCAGTGGGCTGGTATTTATTGGCCGACAAACAAAATGAATGTAGGAATAAGTTTTCAGAATTACTTCCAGAATAGTCTGTATGGTAGTAGCTCGGAATCGCCGTAAAGTAAGGAACACCGGTTTTGAAATCTTCGACATCAGTGCCGTTTATTTGTAGCTTAACTTCATTCGTGCGAGATACGAGATTGTTGGTTGAAGAAGCGTTACTACTCGCGATAAATTTAACTGGGTGATTGAAAACCAATTCGTGTATATTTTTTTGGGATGGTATGTTTTTCTGAACCTGATATATCAGGATGTCGTGCTGGTTGAAAGCTATATGGTTTCGCTCTTCCTCGTCGAGCATTATGAAAGATGCGTTGACATGATACGTCCTATTCACGTTTAAGTTGGCACTCCAGTGAATTTTGATCTCCACGTCATGGTACTGGAGAGCCACGAGGGGTAGAGAAGTTTGCCACAGCTCACAGAAGAAGAATCTGAACGGATAAAAGAAGGATTGAGAACCCAATCCACCATGAAGACTCGCCTGGAACCCCTTCGAATAAGAATTAGCGAAAAGATCGATGGCGATAGATTCACAAAATTCAGAGTCTTGGGAATCAATCAACTGACCACCAATATACAGCTCAGCCTTGTCGATTATGTCAGTCCAATTATCTATCAGCTGAACCTCACCGTTAAGTTTGGTAACTAAATTTGTATACGCGAGTAAATCACCAAGCTTGTTTATCTTCACAGAGGACATACCACCTGCTTTAGGTTCCATCTGAACTGTCATCTGCTTTGTAAATAAAGAAAAGTTTGTATGTCTCTTAAATTTTGTATTGAAATATGTTGTGTTGGGGGAACCAGATATATGTTTATCCTGCTCACCACGGGATACAAGCTGGGCAAGGGCTCCACCGGACATGGTTTTCTATATTAGATTCACATTATTTATTTAAGCATCGCAACTTCACCGTGTTGTTCCTCCCAGTCGTCGGGATCGGTATACTCCTTCTCACTTGTATCCTCGTAGAACTCATGACTATCCTTAATCATCATGGTCCTCACAGTTTCATACAAAACGGATGTCAGAGCAAACTTGTAGGCCAGAAAACCAACGAACGTCGCCCCATAATCAAAGTCAAAAGCGAATGGGGCATGATTCCAAGACACTTCAAAAGCTGCCGCACTGATCGGTGCGATAAATTCCTTTTGAATGGCTGATTTTTCAAACGTATCAACCCTATCCGACAGGAGACTAATATACGCATAAGAAGTCAAAGCACCGAGAGCAGCAGATACACCTTGGTCAGCACCTTGTGTGATGAAATACGAAGCACTGAGGGCAGAGCCACATCCAGCTGTAGATTTCTTCAGAGTTGTCTTGAGACGGGTGTACTCGGTAGGAACTGGCTTGGCGAATGCGTATGTGAGAGACATTATACATGAAAGAGACTTAAAATCTTTATACAAGTTAACAATAAGAATGCCTTGCCAACGTTGTAGGAAAAAATGTGGAGTTCCAATTGACTGTCAATACTGTGAGGGAAGTTTCTGTCCGAGTTGTATCAATTTGACGAAACACGACTGTCAAGGTGCGGATATCAAGAAGATGAAGCAGCGCAAGGAACTGGAGAAACAGACAGCGTTTGAACCACCACCAAAGTGCTTAAAGATATAGGGGCTAAACTACTCGGGCTGAGATGTCCGAGTGGTCTAAGGAGGACGACTTAAGATCGTTTGTGCTACGCACGCGCGGGTTCGAACCCCGCTCTCAGCATCCCTAGGCCTGTAGTGAAATGGATATCACTTTGGACTTCTAATCCAACATTCCGGGTTCGATCCCCGGCAGGTCTGAGCACTCATAGCTCAGTGGTAGAGCGCAAAAAATATCCTCTTAACACAGGATGAATAAGGAAAGTTCCATTCTTATTCATGATGTGGCTTCATTAGCATTTCTCGCACCCTTCTCTGTATTATGTGTCGCTGAGACGTTTTTTGGATACACCGTATATCCGATGTTTTTGACCCATGCCATTACAACACATATGTCTTATGACCTCGTGTGGATAATTCTTCAACCTAGGGTTGTGCACACTTTTAGAAAGTTAATCATACTTCATCATCTAGTGTGTCTTCTAGCTCTTCTTAGACCCCTCATGTATCCAGAGGAAGGTTTCATTGTTAGTCGTGTTGGTTTAGTTGAAATTGATACATCTCTACTTACGATACGGCGACTTACCCCCAGAAAAAGTTCCATATATCCAACAATAAATGACATGTATCACATGTCAAATCTATTGATTAGGGTGGGTTACGAGTCATTTATGACATTGTACTTGTCCTACTTTTATGCATACGAGAGTGTGCACACGAAATTACACATTCTTGGGTGTCAGTATTTCATAAACATTTTCAGTTGTGGCATTTGTGCGTTAACATATTCTAAACGTAATCCAACTTTAAGAATTCAATCTTAATCATAAATATAATGACCGACAAGCCCAAGCGTAAACCAAACGCCTACATGAACTTTGTGAAAGAAAATCGACCCAAAATTGTGAAAGAGAACCCAGACATGGGATTCACCGATATCGGTAGGAAATTGGGTGAAATGTGGAGAGAACTCACAGATGATGAAAAGAAAAAATATGTGAAATAGGTAGTGTATGTTTGGCTTTTTATTGCAACTTGTCATGAAGGAACGAATTAAAAGGGGTATATCACCCCGAGATTCAGTAACACGCTTAAGGGATACGTTCCAATAATGATTAGATGTCTCTCAAAGTTAAGAAACTCACGTATGATGCTATTGTGCCTACTCGTGGTTCTGATGGTGCTGTTGGATATGATCTGTATAGCTCCGAAGATGCTGTCGTACCGAATCAGGCGGGGAGAGCTTTAGTGGGAACTGGTGTCACGGTAGTGCTCCCACCGGGGGTTTATGGGCGGGTAGCTCCTCGTTCTGGCCTCGCTGTGAAGCATTGCATCAATGTTGGTGCGGGTGTTATTGACCCAGATTATACCGGTGAAATTAAAGTTGTCCTATTCAACCATGGTTTGAACGACTTTGAAATCAAGAAGGGTGATCGTATTGCTCAACTTGTTCTTGAACGTTGTGAGACTCCCCCAATTGAGGAGATTAATATTGTCGAAGACACTGACCGTGGGTCTGATGGATTTGGATCTACAGGTCAATAAATTCATCTTTGCAAAACCACAAATCTTCTGGTGTGGGTAGAAACAGTATTCCATGACTCATGACCATAGACAGTTTGGCTTTTGTAACAGAATTGTGAGTGTGTAAAATCCATCTTTCCCAATATTCAGCCCGGAAGAAATCTTCCCAGTCCTCCTTAGAACTTTCCCTAATCCCCAACATTCCTCTATGTATCTCACACAGATCCGTTTCAATTCGCAGCTCCTTAGGAATGACAGCCCCCTTTCTAAGAAGTTGTGCACGCATCAATCGAGGATTTTTATGGTCTGGGTAATACTGAACACCAGAATCACCAAAGTCGATCGATCTCTTATTAGGTAGAGTCACCCTCAGCTTGTGGGTTACAGATGGACTCGGCTGTAATACGACGTGCATAGTACTCAGTGATTTGAAAATTAATCGAGTGTATAAACACAGCGTTAAATCCATGATTTTATAACCGCACCCTAAATCAGCTATGCACACCCTAGAGCTTTTCAAGGGCACCGGGAGTGTATCTAAAGTCTTAGAACCCGCTGGACATTATATAGTAAGTCTGGACATTCTTGAAAAATTTAAGCCAACTCACTTGTGTGACATTCTCGACTTTGATTACAAACAGTACCCTCCAGGACACTTCGACGTCATATGGGCATCTCCAGAGTGTAAGATATATTCCCAACTCCAAACAACAAACGTTGGACCGACCCGGAAGTTCAAGACGAAAGAGGAACTCGAATCGGTTCGCCGAGAGAATAGTAAGTATGTTGAGAGGGTGTTAGAGATTATCGAATACTTCAAACCAACTGAATGGTACATCGAAAACCCCTACTACTCGGCCATGAAGGATCTTCCGTGTATGCGTGAACTGAAATCGTATCGTTTCGACTATTGCCGCTTTGGTTTTGATTACAAGAAACCTACCCGTATATGGACGAATCGCACAGATCTGGAAAATCACCCCTGCAACTGCCCGAACAAGCAGCACAGGCATAGAATCGGTATCACGACCCCGGGTCAAATATATAGTGGTGGACAGGCGGACAAGACAAGCACACTCGACCGCTATCGGATACCTGAAAACCTCTTACGGTATCTTTTCGCCAAACATTTATAATATTGATTTATAATATGAGTTTCTTTACAGTTGTTGGTGTCTTGATCACATCTTCCTGTCTTACAAGTTCTGTGAGATCTGCCATGGCTACATCTGTCACACCAACCGCGTCTACTGAGGATGAAGGTGAGGTTATTGTCATCGGTGGTTCCCAAAGTAGCACTGAGAATTACATAAGTATGCCCAACACAGAAGAAGTTCCAGTAAGCTTCTCGGAGTATCCAGTTTATGCTTATGACCAAAATTCAAATAGTGATATGCACGCCGAGTTTTGGAAAACAAACAAGGAATGTCCGGGTGGGGGGCATGATTGTTTATACACTGAAAAGGTTGAAAATGGTCGTGTTACAGGTATCACCGATAAAGATGGAAATGATCTTATTCAGCAGTTTGTAGATGATTTATATGATGGAAAATTGGTAAAGTTGGATGAAATGATAGAAGAAAAGGGTGAAAGACTCCAAAAGACAAGGAAACTATCTGATGATAATAAGGTTATGATGAAAATGGGTGAAGAATGGAAAGAAGTGGAACCAAATAAACAATATACGATGGAACATGGAAGTGGTAGTTCCTCGTGGACACAAACGATAGAACTTCCGGTTGGGCAATATCTTCTTATTCTGATGATGCTTTACAAAATGACTGGAAAACCAAAACCACGGGTTGTCATTGACCTACCAGCTAAAAAACGAGAGACATAAAGATTATATACTCTTAGTCATTAAATGAACTCCAAAAAAACTACCGAAACAACAACAACACGACTTTCCCCCATCGAACTTGAAGCCAAGTATTCCGAAAGTAGGAAAGCGGCTGTCGAAAAAGCACTTCAAGGTGAAAAGATTCGATACAAGTCTGAATGTGACCCGATTAAATTCAAGGAATTCTTGGAACATCGCCTCACAGTTTGGGATGGGTTGAAGGATCAGACTTTTCACAACAAACGAATGTATGAAAAGACAGTCAAGATTTTAGATAGTTTTGAATAATTTTTGTGGTGCGGGACAGTGTAGGTAGACTCAACCCGGCCTTCTCAGAGATGATGTTCCTATCGACATACGGTTTCATACACAGGTATAATACACACACCGCAACCGTCTTAGAGTGTTTACCCATGAGCTCCTCACACTTCTCCAACTTTTTTGACATGAGCATTGCATCATTACGGACATTCTGAGAAACATCGAAAAGTTCAAACAACTTGTCGAGATGTTTGTGTTTGGGGGGTTTCAAAACTTTTTTCGTTTTTTCTTGTTGGACCCTCATCAATTCATTTGCGAAAATCACCTTTGTCCTAGACAGTTCCAGTTTAAGAGATTTATACTTTTTTTTCCATTGTCGACCCTGTTTAATTTGTGATATAAGGTCGGAGACATTCGACTTTACACCACGGACAGCCTCGAGAGTGGAGCGTTTTTTAGTCATTTTTACTTATTATTATTGAAAATTGACATTTCACTTAGGTGTTAAAATTTAGTTTCCGAACGCTACACCACCCATACCATTCTTGATACGAAGAATGTTATAGTTGACAGCGTATACGCGGTGATGATGGTTACCGTTCTCGGGAGCACTGAACGTCATCTTGGCGTTATCAATACGCGAGAAGTTTAAGCTGCCCGTGGGCTGCATCTTGGACATGGTGAGACAGAAAGGCCAAGAGAAGGTCGCGAGATCGTCGAGAATGTTGTCGGGGAGATCAGTGGTGTGCATCTCACTCACGACGTCGTGATGATACACATCCGAGGTGTCTTCGAAGAGGGCCACACCGTTGATGTATAGAGAAGAGGTCCCGAACTTGAAACCGTCGGTGGCGTGGTTCCACGCGGCACCATTCGCGTTGCCCGAGACGACGTGGAGAGACTTCACAGGATGGTTAAAGTAGGTGATGTCAACATCCTTGTCAGTCCTGGAGAAACGCTGGTTCTGGACCTGAGTGATGAGCATTTCATGTTCCTTGTCGGTGAAATATTTGCGCTCATCTGTATCGAGATACACATAGTTGCCAAACACCTTGGGGGTGGAGGAAGGTGTCAACCCATCGCGGCACTTGATACGAATCTCTACGTCGTGGTACTGGAGAGCCAGTAGGGGGAGGGCCTTGGACCAGTCTTCACCGAAGAAGAAAGGAAGCATGTAATAGTTACCACCATGGTTCTCCTTCTTGTGATTGAGGCTCACACAGAACGAAGCCTTAGCGGCCGAGTCCCTCATGAGGGGGTTGTGAACACCCTGGATGAAAAGAGAATCCATGGTGGACACCATTTGGCCACCGATCCAAAGGGAGAATTCGGTGAGGTTTCCAGTAGTTCTCTTGAAGAAACCATTGTCGTTATTTTGTGTAGAAGCGATGTTATCAGCCTCTATCCAGACATAGCTCAGAAGATCACCCTTCGAGCGAATGGGGATGATAACTTCGTTACCAGATCCGAAGGAGCCGATGTAGTCCATGCGCTCGGGCTTCATGGCGAAGTTTGTGTAACGTTTGTAGTTTTGACGAAAAAAGCTCACTTCAGGCTGACCAGTAATGTAGACATCCTGGGCACCTACAGACACAAGTTCTATTAAAGCGGCAGACATTTATTAATAAATGATATTAAAATTTTGGCAACATATCTATACATGGTAGTATTCCAAGCATTGACATGGGAGGCCAGGGATTCTGGAGATGAACACCTGATCAGCATTTTTGGCAAAACTGAAGATGGTAAATCTGTATGTGTCACGACTGAGTTCAAACCATACTTTTTTGTAAAGTTACCACGTGGAACTGAACAGTGTGATGTTGAACTTCTGTATGATAAACTGGAATCGATGAAAAAGGGTTGCCTGACGAGTTACTCACTGACAAAACAAAAAGATGTTTGGGGTTTTCAAAATAATGAAGAGTTTTTCTTCATGCAGCTGAATTTCAAGAACTTAGAATCCAGACGTAAAGTGAACTCAATTTTCATGTATAATAATGCGTTTAGGAAATATCACGTCTACGAATCGAATATAGACCCTGTCCTGAGACTCATGCATAGGACAGGTATCCAGTCTACGGGGTGGCTTGACACTGGGACGAGATGTATCAGGTCTCACCTGGCAAATGTCGATCTTGATATCTGGTGTAATGACTGGACTGAATTAAAAATGGTGAACCGAGATGATGTCGCCCCTTTTGTTGTGGCTTCGTTCGATATCGAGTGTAATAGTTCGACCGGTAAATTCCCCGATCCAAATGTTCCTGGTGACGCTTGTTTTCAGATTGCTATATCTTTGTGCAAGTTTGGAAGTGATGAGCCATATGAGAAAACGTGTCTGTGTTACAAAGACACAACAGGTGAAGATGTATCGAGTTTTAAAACTGAGAGGGAACTTATACTCGCGTTCAAAGATTACGTGCAACAAAAAGACATTGACATCCTAACTGGTTGGAATATTTTTGGCTTCGATCTTGAATATATCTATCGACGGGCGGCTATGAATGGGTGTGGTCTCGAATTTTATCAACTGGGAAGACTGAAAAATACCGAGTCCCACATGGTTCAAAAGAAACTGAGTTCTAGTGCCCTGGGAGACAACTTTCTCAAATTGTTGCCTATGCCTGGGCGCTTCATTTTCGATCTTTTTCATGAAGTCAAAAAGGGATACAAATTGGATTCGTATAGTTTGAACAACGTCTCGAAACTATACCTCGGTGATCAGAAAATTGACATGCCCCCAAAAGAAATGTTTGCTCGCTTTGTTGAAGAAGACCCGGTAAAGTTGGGTGAAGTTGCTGAATACTGTATCAAGGATACACTTTTACCCCACAAACTCATGAAGAAGATGTGCATTCTACTGAACCTAGTTGAGATGGCTAAAGCCACATGGGTTCCTATATCCTTCCTTGTTGAGAGAGGTCAGCAAATCAAGGTATTCAGTCAGTTGTCGAAAAAGGCGAGAGAGTTGGGATATATGGTTCCCACGATTAAATACGGGTCTCTCCCCGAAGAGCAATATGAGGGTGCTACTGTATTGGAAGCCCAGAAAGGGGCGTATTACACACCCATCACCGCCCTAGATTTTGAAGCGCTATACCCGTCAATCATGACAGCTCACAATCTGTGTTATTCCACGTATGTCATGGATGAGAGAAGGTATGGAAACATTGAGGGAATCACGTATGAGACGTTCAAGATTGGGGACAAGACCTACAAGTTCGCGCAAGATGTTCCAAGTTTGCTACCCGCTATTCTAACAGAACTGAAACAATTTCGTAAGAAGGCGAAGAAGGATATGGCGGCTGCGACTGGGTATATGAAAGAGGTTTACAATGGTAAACAGTTAGCCTATAAGATATCCATGAACTCTGTATACGGCTTTACAGGGGCAGGAAAAGGTATCCTTCCATGTGTCCCAATTGCATCCACTACTACGTGTAGAGGCCGCGCTATGATTGAAGAGACTAAGAATTATGTGGAGACGAACTTCCCCGGTTCCAAAGTGAGATATGGAGACACCGATTCTGTTATGGTTGAATTTGACGTTGGTGGTCGTAAAGGTGTGGAGGCGATCGAATACAGTTGGGAGATTGGTGAAAGAGCCGCTGAAGAATGCAGCGCCCTGTTCAAGAAACCAAATAACCTAGAACTTGAAAAGGTGTATTGGCCCTACTTCCTGTATTCAAAGAAGCGTTACGCGGCGAAGCTATGGACAAAGGGTAAGGATGGGAACATGAATATGGATTACGTAGACGTAAAGGGTCTACAGCTTGTTCGGAGGGACAATACCCCCCACATGAGAGAGGTTTGTAAAGAACTCTTGGATGTTGTCCTGACCTCTGGGGACACAGGTCCTCCTAAGGACTTGGCCAGGATGAGAGCCAACGAGTTGCTCTCTGGTGAGATTCCAAATGACAAGTTGATTTTGAGCCAATCTCTGTCCGATACCTACAAAGTAAATGGTAAATCCGTCTCAATCACAGGGTCCGAATCGGGTCTGATCAATCAAGCCCATGTTCAAGTCGTCAATAAAATGAGAGAACGAAAACCTGGTTCTGAACCACAATCTGGTGACAGGGTTCCGTATATTCTCACAAAAACGGATAATCCGAGAGCAAAGGCGTTTGAGAAATCTGAAGATCCCAAATACGTAGAGGAAAACAACATTCCTGTCGACTATCACTATTACTTTGTGAACAAGTTCTTGAACCCAGTCTGTGACCTTCTTGATCCTCTATTTGATGACACCAAACAGGAAATCTTTGGGGAAATCATAGATGCCCACAAACCACCACCCAAGAAGAGAGAGCCCTCCATAAGCACCATGAAGAAGGATCAACTGATCGAAGAGTGTCAGAGATGTAACCTGGACGGCACTGGAAAAGTTGCAGATCTCAAGGAACGTATTAAAGCATATAGGGATCGTAAAAACTCCGTTGATGACCTATTTAAAACTTACGAGCAAAGTATAAACAAGGATGATTGAAGCAAAGGCGAGACTCACAAAACTCGTTATAGAGAAGGCTAAGGAAATCTTGTTATCTCAACTACCATCTGAAATCGAGACTGACCTAAATGAAATTGTTTGTGATCTTGTTCAGGATGGTATAGATACGTATCACTCTGAACAGATGAGCAAGACCCTGGAAAATATTTCAAAAAAACATCAAATCCCTTTAGAGCTTCTCCTACGTGACGTCGCTGACATCAGCGGTGTGGATCGTTGTAGGGGGAAGAAGATGATGAAAGATGGAAAAGGTGAGGTGAGGTGCAAGTTTAAGGCTGGTGAAAATGGTTACTGCAAATATCATCATCAACAAGGTGAAAAAATCAAACCGAGGTGTCTACCAAGTTTACAGTTACATAACCACGGACCGGAAAAAATGAATGTTCCGGGGTGCCCAGGTTGCGAACAAAAGGGACTTATAGAATTAAGTCGTTTACTTTCCAATGAATAAAACCAGCATTCTGCTATCATCAATTAACCAATTTTACAATGTCGAATATAACAGGAATAAGCTACTCACAATCTTAAACAAATCTAGTGGGATTTCACTCAGAAATCTCGAGTGGTTCATCACGAATTACGCTAAAAAGAATAACACCTCTTTTAAGACGAACGATGGTAAACTTTTCACGGTCCACTGCGCATACAAATCTAGCTTGGATGGATACAGTAAGAAACTCTTCGACCCGTTTTGCAGGGCTGAAAAATTCACGTATCACATTCCGGGGACATCTCAAGAAATTCAGACTACTCTCGCTCAGCTGAATTTTATCAAATGGTGTATCAAAAACAATATTATCGACTACATCTACAACAATAAACAAAATCTATTCACTAGGTCATGTAATCAAAAACTTGTGTCATGACACCATCTTTGATACGAATGAAGTTCATCGTTTTAGCCAATATATGAAAACGTCTATTATGCCAAGCGTTCTCGTGCTTACTGGAGAACAGGTTTCCGTGTAATATAGGTTCCTTCACAACGCTAAAATTAACGTGACCAGAAGCGTCGTCATCATTGGGGTAAAGTGCAAAACTGTAAGAATAGAACCTCCGTGTGATTGGGGTATTTCTATGATGCAACCTGGGTTGGATAATTCTTAAAAAGTGTGGAGATCCCGTGTGCTCGTCCAAAATTTCTTCACCATCGAAAGTGAGTGTAACATAGTCGATGTGCTCATACCGCAGAGCTGGGTCGACTTCAACACCTGAAGAGTTTAGGGGTAACTCGTTGTAATTTGAAGTTCCACCGAAAGCGTTATTTTCCGTGTACAGCACGAAAAAGTATAACTCTTGAACCAAATTGGTGAAAGAGAGTCGCATTTTAAATTTTGGTTCGGTGTTCCCACCATCTTCATCGACAAGGATGTCGTTGTACTGTATTTGAGTAATCGCGAAATTGTGGTCACGATTCATGACTTTGATTTTCTCGACAGGATCCAAAAAGACACATTCGGTAGATAATCTGAGGTCGTATGGCTTATAAGTGATCAAAACATTTGCATCCGCTCCAAGAAAACCCTCAAACCCTGCCTCCTGGTGTCCAGAAACACATATACACTCGTCAACGTTACGAAATTTAACCTCGACTTCAATTTCCTGCCTCGTCAACGCACAAACGGGCAAGGCGAGTTTTGGGTGGTTGTGGAAGTAAAATGGAATCTCTATACAAACATCTCCACCAAGCTGTCTGGGGTAGGGTCTCGTTTTTGAAAGTCTACTATTCACTGCAGCTGGGTTCGAACTCACATCTCTCATAGACAGATCGAATAAGTTTAATTGTTTTGTCGTTGGGTATTCCATTTCAGCGTAGAGATCTAAATATTCCGTCGTGATGTGTTGAATGACTATACCACCGACAGATAGTGTGATGTAGTCTATGAAATTGCTCGCTTCACCGTAAATATAATCATCAGTGTCTACGGAGTTCACAAAATCCACATCTATGACTATATCTGGTAAGCTAAACATGAGGTTGACACCCTTCAACACGTCACAGTGATCATACGGTATGTTGAATCTATGTATTTCACCATACTCAAAGTCTTTATTCGAAGGAATGTCGATAAATTGTAAAGAAAAGTTAGAGTGTTTCTTGAAATTTTCTTTAAAAAAAGTGAACTCAGGAATTTCAGTCGTGTAAATGTCTAAAAGACCTTTCGACTCGAGCTGAATACTCCCTGCCATACTAATATAAGACAATTAATAAAATTTTAAGCCAGCTAACCCGGAATCAAACGATAAGATATTGTAGTTGATGGCATATACACGAACCTGTGTTTCTTCGGTGGAATACCCCCTTACCCTTAAGATGTTGTTATTTGGGTTGACATATCTGTCCTGTTCCCTAAATTCAATGGTAAACTTTTGATGAATGATCCTACTCATGTTCAACTGCCCCATCGGATCACTACTACCAGGGTCGAGTGAGAAGGAATACATTCCAAACGGACTTTCACCGACGTCTGGTATGTTCACATGATTTTTGAAAGGTTGAACCACTGATAAAAAGTGACCATTCTCTCTAAAGAAGATCACATTGTTAAGACACAACTCAGCATTCTTTATCTGTCTAAACCTATAATTATTGATCACGTCGTTCGAGTTGTTATACATGGGCTCACCCAAAAATAACAATTCTTTCACTGGGTGTTTAAAGTCCAAAAGAAACACTTTCTTATTGTTACCAGGTTCCATTCGTGTCTCTTTATGTTGGACCTGTGTAATGAGATACTCCATATGATTCTCTTGGAAGGCGGAACGTTCCATTTCACTTAAATACACATGCTCTGTAGTCAGGAATATCTGGTCGATGAACTTCTGAGACTGATCGGTGATCGGTGGTAGGTTTTGAGAGACGGACTTGTAAGAATAATACTTATCCCTACTCACGAGTTTTATTCTTATCGACACCTCTTGCTTGGTGAGTTTACATAAGGGAATGGCGGATTTATTGTTTCTCGTAAAGTAAAAAGGTAACTCCAATGAAAATTTTGTGGGGTAATATCCTTGTGGCATGGGAACCTCCCCACCCCTATACAACTCGATATCCTTGTGCTGTTCAGATGTGTCCAACTTGTTTCTCATGTAAATGTATTCACCAGATATCCTGTCAATCACCTGCTCACCAATCAATAACTCTGCGTGCTCAATGAGTTTTGTAATGGGATTGGCGACTGTCCTCATAGCGTCATAATCGCTCCGCCACAGCACCGTGAGGGATACAGAATTTAGTAAATCACTCTTCGTGCTAGGTATCCTCACAGTCAGAACTTCACCAAAATCTGAGTTTCCTGTGAATGGAACGTCAGTGAAATCTATACCAAAGGGTGTGTGTTGTCTAAATGTGTATATAAAGTGTGAATAGTCTGGGCATTTTGTGATCCACTCATCCTGAACACCTTTGACACAGAGGTACATTCTATTATTAGGTATCTTTTTTTTAATACTCGATTGTCATGAAACCTCTAGAGAAGTTAAACTTCTGCATTTCGAGATAATACAGGTGCAACTCGAACTCACCCGAGAATATTTGGTCATTCGCGGGGTCTGGTGATGCACCCACAATACTTTGATCAGCGTTTGGTAACAGTTTGTTTATCTCGAATTCAATCAAAGTTCTGTCGGAATTTAAATTTGCAAAGTCGAGGGTACCGGTGGACTTTTCATGTAGAGGGTGAAGAGCGAAACTTTGTGTGTATATGTTGATCCTGTCGTCAGTCACACCCAAATCAAATTTGTAGGGAACCGCGTACTTGTAGTGTTCGTGGCTCTCCATGAGAGTGTTTGGAAAACTTTCACCATTCAAAAAGAAACGAGCCTTTTTCATGATGGGGGTGTTTCGTGTAGTCATTGCCACAGAGGAACTCCCACCAGCCCATATCAATTCCTGTGCGCGACTTCTCACAAACGTAACATACCGGTGAGTTGCTTTAGTTTGTGTCGTGAATAATTTGTCTCTGAAGAACCAATGGAAAGCCTTCACCTTCGATTTTGGTTCTAAATTTACTTTAAAGGTTGAATCAGATTCAGGTGTCGTGGTGAAAGGTGTATGCTTTTTTAAAACGTTCACTAGAATGTTATGACCAGAATCTACCATGTACAACCTCTCTTCGTGACTAAGTTTTATCTCCTCACTTATCAATTGGAAACTGTTCAACTCAATGATACTCGGGGTTTGACTATTTTCTACACCTTGCCACCACGTCTGTGGGTGAAAAACAAGTTCGAACATAATTTTTTGCTTGTGAACCGCGCACACGGGAAAGTAATGACGATCTTCAACTTCCTTACGTAGTTCCGTCTTTCCATACTTGCGTGAAAAGAAAAATGAAAGTGGGATTATGAATCTATTGGAAGGTCCGTAACTGGAGGGGGCAGAGATACCAGGTGTAAAGTCTTGTGACATGTTTTGAAGCACCAAGTTACCCTTCTTGGACTGTGGATCTAAGTACAGAGACTCGTGTATCATCTCCCAGTCGTCGGTGATTTCTTCAACCTTCATGTCATCCACATACATCGTGATACTTTTGAGAAATCCCCGACCAAGTGGGGTGGTATAGTTTACATCCACCGTTTCCTTGGCTGGTAAGTTAACTTTAAGGTATAGGTTGGTGAGTAAGTCTCCCATGTTCTTGGGGTCATACTCAACCTTAACAGTTTGATTGAAAGGCCACCCAGCCACACGACCCGGATTTAAAACATTTTTAGTTTTATGAAACTTTCTAAATTCTGAATGTCTCTTCACATCTTGATAGTCGAAGAAAGTCTTCTCTGGGTCTTTGGATAACAAGTAAGTGTCCTGTTTTCCAAAAGCTTTCAAGGAAAGTTTAGCAGCTTCACCCATACTTATCTAATAACTACATATTTTTAATATCATTCCCCCACATGTCAAGGTATCCCGTAGCTTCCAGCAAGCACAGTTCCTTCTTAAGTTTGTTCGATTCTTCGATCAAGGCTCTGACACGCTCCTCTGTATAGTCCACCGTCTTGATGTGCAACAGATAGTCATAGGAACCATCAACCTTTGGGAACGACTGTCCAATTTCACGTTCGAGGTCCTGTTTCTTCTTCTTGAATACCACGATGTCTCCTTCGACAACCCTTTTAACAAATTGAGCGCGATACGAACACATGTCAGATCGCTTCTTGGTGCTGGCGATGAGATGTGCCTTTCTCTTTTTGTAATAGTCCAGTCGAAGATCGATAAAGTCCAAAAGGATTGTCTCAGCGTTGTTATACTTGCAAATACCCTTAGTGGGGTGGAATAGATGCATGTTTGTGTCACGGACCGTCTTTTGAAGTTTGAGATCCTTCACAATATCCTTACCATCATACCCCTGAATGACGAAATCAACATTCTCGGTTGTGCTGTTGTTCGTAAAACTTCCGATAACCTTCTTCTCAACAAGACTGTCCAAGTGTTCCTTGTAGTCTTGGGTCCACCTCCCCGGTGGGAGCTCATTGATCTTGACAGTGGTTCCGATGACCTGCCAAATACCCTCAGTTATCCAACCCCCCGCTTCATCCTCGAAAACACGACCCCTGAATCCTCTGAACCAAGGCTTCATTTTCTTGATTTCTTTACCATTCATGAAATTCAGAATGTTTTTCTTGATGTCATCAGGGTTGAAGGATGGGACGTAGCAACTGAAGCCGGTTCCAATACCTTCAGTTCCATTGACCAGCACTGTAGGGATAATTGGGATGTAGAATTCAGGCTCAATGGATCGCCCATCATCATCGAGATACGTGAGAACAGCGTCATCCTTGGGATCGAAGATCTTTCGCGTGTCATCTGAAAGTCTCGTGAAAATGTAGCGAGTCTGGGAAGCGTCTTTACCGCCCATCAAACGTGTCCCAAACTGACCACAGGGTTCGAGGAGATTGATGTTATTTGATCCAGTGTAGTCGTTGGCCAACTTGACAATGGTCTCGGCGAGGGAAACTTCACCATGGTGATACGCGCTTTTCTCAGCCACATACGCCGCTAGCTGTGCGACTTTCATTTCATCTCTCAAATTCTTCTGAAAACAGGAAAACATCACCTTACGTTGAGAAGGTTTGAGACCATCAGCTACATGTGCGATGGAGCGCTTGAGATCAGCGAGACTGAAATTGACCAGATCCTTGTGGACAAAATCAGTGATGGCCAGTTGCTTCACGTTGCCGTAAGGCACCTCCAGTTCACCCGCTTCCTTAGCGGTGCTCTCGAGGAGCCACGTCTTTCTCGCATCCGCCTTCTTCTTGTCAAACGCGAGGATGATGGACTCGTCGGTCATGGTGTCCACATCAAATTTGACGGTGAGATCTTGAATCTTCTTGAAATATTCGCGTGCTTCGGCACTGGTGCTGGTTCCCAAACCCTTGTAGTATTTGATTCTCCAACCAGATTTACCACTTCCATACCAAGACCGGAACGCTGAATCAGTGTAAAAAGACTTCGTCTCAGAACCCTTCGTAGCTTTGATGATCGGCGTGACCATGCTCACGACAAAGTTGAACTTGAGGAGAGATGGCCAAAAGTAGTGGAACATGTTGAGAATGAGACCCTTGATATGGGAACCGTCATTGTCCGCATCAGTCATGATCATGAGGCGTCCATAGCGAAGCTCTGAAACATTGGTATACTCCTTACCTTGCTGGAGACCCAAAATCTTCTTGAGATCATTGAACTCCTGGTTAGAGGTGAGCTGTGCCACAGAGGAGTCCCGGACATTTTTACACTTACCACGAAGTGGGAACACACCATAGTGATCCCTCCCAACCACTGAAAGACCCGCCACAGCCAAAGTCTTCGCGGAGTCACCCTCTGTGACGATCAGGGTGCACTTCCCCGATTGTGCTGTGCCAGCCTTGTTCGCGTCATCCAACTTGGGAATCCCAGTAATCTTGGACTTACGAGCACCGTCAGTCTTCTTGAGTTCCTTCATCTCCTTGAATTTTGAGAGCGCCGTGAGTTCATCGGCAATCCCCGTCTTGAGCGCGTTCTTGACGAATGTCTTGGGGGGCTCAAACTTTGAACCAAAGTCAGCAGCCTTTGATGTGCATTCAGACTTTACCTGGCTCGAGAAGGTTGGGTTCTCGATGGTTGCCTTCACAAAGATGGTAAAGGCGTTCTTCACTTGTTGCGGTTTGAGCTTAATCTTCTTCGCCATGTCCTCAATGATCCCATTCGCGATAAGGTTCGCCACGTGATCCACATGGGTCCCACCTTTCATGGTGCAAATACCGTTGACGAAAGAGACTTGCTCGAGTCCATTTTCAGATGGACCAATGCACACTGACCAGCGGTCTCCAGAGACAGAGGCGACATCTTGGACGCCTTCATGCATCTTGGCATAGGCTTCAAAGTTCTGTTTGGGGAGAACGTCCCCATTGAACTTCACCTTACAGTTTTGGGTTGTGCAGATGTTGGCATCCCAGACCCTCTTTTGGAAAATGTTGTAGATGGTATCGTCCATCTTGGACATCCCAAACCTCTTCCACTCGGGTGTGAATGTAATAGAGACCGACGATGTGGCACCGGAATGTTTTTTGATTTTTGGGGGGTCACAGACGGTCATGTTCTTCGACCATTTCTGGGTATATGTCTGCTTTGTCTCATGATCCTTGATGATCACCGAGAAGTCGCTGGAGTAAATATTGGCCAGCTTGGCACCATAGCCATTGCGACCACCCACGATGCGCTTTTGTGTGTCATCATAGTTGGTGCTCGTGAGAAGGTGACCAAAGACAAGTTCAGGGTTCCAGAGACCCTCCTTTTCATGCATACGAACACCAATACCACCGAGGGGTCCGTTGTTCTCGATAGTGACTGAGCCCACATTCTTATCGATGCTGACAGAGATGGAACTAACCTGTTTGGGGTGGAGAGAGTTGCGATCGATGGCGTTTACCAAGATTTCATCGAAGATTTTCAAGAGAGCTGGGGAATATTTCAGGTTCTTCTTTGTGAAGGTGGACCCATCGAGAATCCAGTAGGGATCGGAACCCTGCTCGACAGGACCGACATACGAGTCAGGTCGCTTGAGAATGTGTTCAATGTGGGTGAGCTTTTGGACACTTTCCATATTTGCTTGGATTTATTACATCTGAAATCTCTAACTTAGGTAGTTTATTGACACGACTTCCACTTGTCATAGTAGTCAATAGTGGCAAAGGCATATACTGCACGAGTTATAGACTGGTCCCATGGGTTACCCATTTCGTCCATGTATGCATCAGGTTCAGTGTCAAGATAAGGGTTTAGTTCTGCACAGCGCAAATTGAGCTCTTTATGGATTAGATCGATAAGTTCTTCGAACTGATCTTGTGTGAGTGCTCGGACGGTCGTAGCGAATTTTCCATCCAGGTCCAGAGAATGACGCGCCTTGTCAACACATTTGATGAAAATGCTCAACTCGTGCACGTTAAACGCATGGAGGTTCATTGCTGCTTCGGACTGACCCATAAACCAGTTTTGTAGGGGGTTCCTGAAAAATGGTGGGGTCATAGAAATTTCAATATCGTCAGTTCATAACACTATGCACAAAGGACCCTGGCACGTGGGCCCGAAACTGGGTGCATTTTGGTTCATTTTGTATGGGTATTTAGTCTGTAACCTGTAATTTTTGTAAAAATTCGGTTGGGTGTCCGGATTATTTCAGGTGCGGGTGGGAATGACGAATTATGAAAGATCGTAGCACATTTTACATACATTGATTTTCAAAATTCCTCATGAGTTAATCTTACGCTAAAATTTTATAATTTTCCCAAATCCTCCAAGATTTTTAACACATAATCACGTTCTTCACGGGATGTTTCATGTGAATTCAACATATGGGCAATTTTGTTAAATATTTCTCGAATTTCGTCACGAGACAGGGGTTTAATAGTCAGGAGTCGAGCTGTTTCATATAAGGATGTCATTTTTCATGAAAGTTTCAAAGTTTGGACTTTCACTTAAGTTTTTATTTCTTAATGAGAGAAGCTACAAAATACATAATTGGTGGAACAGAAATAGAACCCACAGTAGTCATCGCAGCTACCTGCGCTTCTTCGGATGTTTTGATTTCACCATGGATAACCTTGGAGATTGACCCCTCCATGATCTTATCAACTGTCGAATCGATTGGTTTCACTATCATGGGGATAGCTGAAATACCGATCAGTGTAGGTAAAAAGTGCATCACTTGATTATCATCCATGTTATTACTGGAAATAATACTAGCTGCCATGTTTACAATGACCCTAATGATCGACCCCGGCCAGAAAACCGACGCGAGCATCTGCCATGTGAGAGTTTCTGTAGATATCCTCAGAGTATCCACAATCTTATCCTCTTCTTCGGCACCCTGGTACGCCTTCTCACCCTTATCGATGGTGTCAAATATCACATATGATGCGGCAATACAGTAGGACGCGGGCAATCCCCACTCGGGGAGATAGGTTGTGAAAGCTTCTCCGAGTTCATTCGCGTATCCCATGTAGCGCAAAGAAGTTTCACGGTAAGGATCGACATTCTTGTAGGCGGTTGAATAAATCTTGAATCGTTTGTTATGTTTCAGTGTTGGTTTGCACATCACATTGGGTGTAACGATGGAGAACATTGTTCATTGTGAGTATTTCAGTTTAAAACTTTATATCTGATTAGGATATATGCTCTCATTGGCCAGTGTCCAGCCAAAAGTTAACATCGCGCGGAAATTTGAGAAGCGGGTCAATAAGGCTGTGGTTGGAACAGCTGTCAAAGTCATTGATAAGTTGTATGAAAATAAAGATTATGCACGATTCTACGTTCTCGAAACAGTTGCACGTGTTCCATATTTTTCCTTCGTATCTGTTCTGCATCTCTACGAAACTCTTGGGGTATGGCGAAAAGTTGACTACTTGGAGACCCACTTTGCACAGACCATGAACGAGTTTCACCATTTACTCATCATGGAAGATTTAGGTGGAGATGAACGTTTCATCGACCGTTTCTTTGCACAGCACGTGGCGTTTGCATACTATTGGTTGACATGTCTGATTTATTTGGCTTCACCGCGGATGGCGTATAACTTGTCGGAGCAGATTGAGGAACACGCATATCATACATATGATGAGTTCTTGAAACAGAATCATACCAGTTTAGTTCTTGAAAAACCACCAGCTGTGGCTGTCAATTACTATGACGATGTTCAGAATTTGTATGACGTATTCGTCAATGTGAGAAACGACGAAGGTGACCATGTTAAGAAAATGCGGGATTATCAATCGGAGCTAATGGAGGTGTAATCTTTTCTCCACTTACTGTAAGAATGTATTTCTACTTTATCGTGGCAATCTTCATACTCATCGTCATGATGCAGAACAAGACGAGGGGTATGACACACTCTATAGATAAACTTGTGAGACAATCAGCTCGATACGCAACAGCTGCTCAACAAGACAAATCACCGATGATCGCCGTTTTACACGCAAATTATGCAGCGGCATATTTATACGCACTCAAAGATATAGCCACAAACTCACAGATCCACAATGCTACTGGTATCGATGTCAAGAAATTCACAGAGCACGTAGTCAACGTTCAGGATTATGTCACGAAGAAGACGAGTGACAGTTGCCCGGAGTTTGTTGGTCAGGTAGATGTGTATCTCGCAGAAATTGGAGGTGAAGCTTAATAAGCACCTAAGTTGACCAGGTTTTTGTAAAATTTCAAGATTTTCAAAATGCAAGTCATCCGTGACGAAGTTTGGCAGAAATGCCTGGCTGATGCGACAAAGATGCATCGGCTTACTGAACCTGATGATAAATGCTACAATCTTGCAGATGCGACGTGGAAGTGTAAAATGTCCTACAAGATTCATGAGATGAAGAAGAATGAAAGACAAATCATCGTGATCGACAAACCCCCCGAACCAAAAAGCGCGCAACGCACCTCAAACAAATTATGCGCTGCGATGACTATGGCTGGAAAACCCTGTTCTTTCAGGGCTGTGTGTGGTGATTTCTGTAAGAAACATAGGATCGACAAGAATGAGATGGGAGTCAAAATTAAAATCCAGGCGTAGTATAGAACAATGTTAGATCAGGATAGACTTAGACCCGTTATAATTTCAATGGCTCTCTATATCACTATATGCACGCTCGTCCCCATACTTTTCAAAAAGCCAACTGGCGTCCAAGTCATTGACGATCTCACACTTTCGGTCATTCGTCAAAAGGAAATGCTAATGAGTGGCACGATCCTCGTTGGTCTCATCACCATGGGAACCAATTACGTTCATGACGAACTCATCTAAAACATTCTTCCCCCCGACTAATTTCCGTGTATGTGTGTGATCCATAACGCGCAACCGCTTTTCATACGCGTCTCTCATGAAGCCTAAAAGTTGATCAAAGTTTGGTTTTCCCCATTCCATACCTTTTTGGAAGAGGAAATCATCTTGCTCCAACTTTTCGAGTTCACAGTCGATGAGATAGGGTGTCTTGATGTATTCGGGGGCACCCCCGTAATTTGTGATGATCACGGGTTTATCGCGCATAGCGGCTTCGACCGCACCCATACCTACACCCTCTGAATGTGAAAAACTCACGTAACAATCTGATCTATGGTGAATCTCGTCCAGCTTTTCTTCAGAAATCAATCCATTGATCACTTCAACACGAGGAAGCTGTATATCGATATCCCGATTACATGTAGCTTTTACAATTAGGCGAGTATTTGGTTCATTGAGTCTGATGAACGCTCTCAACACTTCTCTAAAGTTTTTACGTTGATCCATGACATTTCCGATATGATAGAAAACATAAGGTTTCTCCACAGGTGGTGGAATGTAGGCGTGAATCACGTAGAACTCATTCTTTGGAAATTGTTTGGACAAAACCCTTTTACAGAAGTCACTTGGAACTGCGACCCTTTTGAATTCATTCATGATCAGACCATAATCGGTGTGAACAGTTTCTGTTTCGCACACTGTCATACAGGACAAGTTCTTCACACGGGAACGAATATAGTCAATGTGTCTCAGGTGTTCTTGAATCGGGAGAAGAAAGATGAGTGCATCATCCACCTCAGGGAGTTCGCCACCAATCAGATAGTATCCACAGTTTAGTAACTTGGTATACTTCTTGGCGTGTTGACCGATCCCACTCAAAGTTGAGGGGCCAATTATGATCATTAGCTTAAAAACAAATCTTGTTTTTATATATAGTACCATGAGTTCTCTTCGCGAAGAAATTATCCAGGAAATGGAACACCCCCGTGTAGACAAGAAACGTCTTTTCGACCTTCTCTTAAAGATTGTAGACAATGGCGGTGCGGGTGGTGTTGGACCCCAGGGACCCCCGGGTCCCGCGGGTGAGCGTGGTCCCGCGGGTGAGCGTGGTCCCGCGGGTCCCGCTGGCAAGTCTGCCACCACCGCCGCCACCACTACAAAGAAAACAACCACAAAGAAAAAGGCTGAGACATCAGCTTAAAGTATACGTTACAATGTTAGTTACATGTTGACTCTCAGTTACACACCTACCCGTATTTACAATTCGTCGAATAAAAAGCCGCTGAATCCAGAATCGAGACCGAAGAAATATCAGGTTGTGGAAACAGCGCAACTCAATCAGATGCGGCACCAGATCGCTAGATATAAACAGTCTGAAAAGAAGCTCAGATTACTAGCTTCGTGGGGTGTGCGCTCCACAGAGTCGTCACTGAGCGATTTACGTGGAATCTTGGAAACGTTGGACGAGCTCTATGGAGAAGACGCCTTTGAGGATGAACTTTAGGAAGTGTGGCATGTGGGAGTATCCCGCTTTTGTAGATGGAACCCAAAAATAATCCACCAGACAGAATCTTGGTTGGTAAAACACCAAATCTTGTGGGGAATGTATAAATACCATTTTCAATATCATCATCCACATCTTCAATATCAGCCATGTTTGACACCCCAGTGGCCAAGAGACCCATCGCTAGAGCTTGTTCTTGAATGACTTCTGTATGTGCTATCAGGTGAGGAACCACACTGATAGCTCCTGCCCAAAAAGTCCCGACATAGAAAGGTTTCAACAGAGGGAAATTGTGTTTGAACGTGGGATACATCAGAATCGAAAGTATCTCCGGTGCGACATACTTAGTTTGATCAGAATACCATAGTACGAGATTCGCGATCAAAAGAGCTGCCGCGATAGACTCGGGGGTGTCTTCAGTCTTTCCATCCAAAAATCTATCTGCGCCATATGCCCATCTAGCAGAGGCCATGATGTATAGTAATGGTAAAGGTTCCAATGGAGTTCCTGTGCATATCGCTAATATAGACATGATAGTTCCAACCCCTATTCCGGGTAACATTTCTATATTAGGGAGTATTTGTCTTTAATTATCTCCGTAAAGTTCCAAAATATCTTTGACTATGGGTGACCGTTCTATATCCACGTGCTCAAAAACGACACTATCAATTCTTTTCATTTGTTTACCTTTTACTTTTTCATAGATATCTTTGAGTCCATTCTCGTCATACTTTCTGTCATGTTGGTTCAGGTCTCCGGTGATGACCATTTTACTGTCGTTACCGATACGAGTGAGTAACATTTTCATTTGATTAGGTGTTGAATTCTGCATCTCATCCGCTATGATGAAAGAATCTTTGAAGGTTCTTCCTCTCATGTAAGCCAAGGGGCAAATCTCGAGGATTTTCTCTTTGATCATGTATTGGATGTCGGTTTGGTTGTAGTATTCACCGAAGATGTCCATGATAGGTCTCACCCATGGGTCCATTTTTTCCTCCAACGTTCCAGGTAGATACCCGATGTCCTCCTCTACCGATACAACTGGTCGTGTCAATATAATTTTTTTATAGGATTTGTCGTTATAGCCAGTTATAGCAGCCATGCACGCTAACATGGTTTTACCCGTTCCAGCTGGGCCAATGGCGAAAACCATCTGCTTATTTGGGCTATACAACATCCGATTGTAGTCACGTTGTCTATCACTTTTAGGAATCACGTTTGGGCATACGTCTTTTTCTTCAAACTGTAACTCTTCTTCGTAATAGTCCGTTTCGTAAGATGATGAGAGGGAATATTTCATTCGACGACCCTTTTTACCCCCCATACTTTTTACGCAGAAGTTTTATTAACCCACCAAATGAACCCACTTAATAATGTGACCAAAAGAACCACAAGAAGACCGAACGAATATTTTTTAGGGTTTTCCTCTGGAGGTTTATCGGGGAGCTTTCGAACATTTTCATTCAGTGTGTCAATTTTTTTCAGTAGCTTTTCCAAAGCTCTCAAAATTTGAAGTTCACGATCTTTTGGTTTCTCCTTCACATTTACGGTAGTAATCTCGAGGACCATATACCACTTCGCATCACTTTGAAGAAGTGCGTAATCACCATCATCTTGGGATTCATAAATCTTGAAGTTGAGCTTCTTGATTGAAATGGGGTTGAAGTAGTTGGTCTTCCTATGAAAACTTTTCCACTGTTTGTCACGTAATACTAAACCACTGCTTCCAGTGAAATGCCTTTCCAGGGGAACCCGTGCCAAAACCTGTCCGTGACGTTCATCCAGGAGCTGTGCCACTTTAGGAATCTCCGGGCACACGATATCCACATATTTAGCCACGTTCGTGTTCAAGTTCGAATCGTTTTCTCCAACTTGTGTGATGTAGAAATCAACCATCTTGATACCTAGAACACGGCTCATATCTTCCACATGGGTATTCGACTCGAGAGTCAAATCCAACGCGAATGTATTATTTGTCCCGTTCACTAAACCAGATTCCAGAATCACGTACTGAGTCCTCTTTGGGATATCGTCCAAGGACATTCTAATGTAATCCAACAAAAAAAAGTCTATAGTACTAACATGGAACAGATCCGACGATACAAGAAAGAAATCGGAATCACTGTCATCGTGATAATAATCCTTTCTATCATATCTTCATTTTTCAGTGGAAGTAAGAAGGACGAGTCCACAGCGTCGACAGGTGATGGAGCCGAAGTGGCGTCGACGGATGATGGAGCCGAAGTGGCGTCGACGGATGATGGAGCCGAAGTGGCGTCGATGAGCAGAGAAGATATGGAGAATACAGTGATCGAGGCGAAATTCGGGGGAAGTACTGGTATGGACCCTTCTACCCTGGCACAAGTACAACAAATGGCTTCGAAACTATCTTTCAATAATTTAGACATTAACGAAGATAACAGAATTTCAACTGATGAAATTCCAGACGGTGATCTCAAAGATGAGCTGTTTGGTTATGATCTAGATGAAGATGGAGTTATTGTTCTTGAAGAGTATGAGGAGTTTTTTAAAAACAGACAATCCAAAAGCGGATTAGGGACGGTCACAAGAAGTGATAACCTGTCCGTATCTTCAGAATAAATAAAATAAAGTGCAAATGTAAAGATGATCGCTATGCAAGTAATGAGACCTCGTGTCATTAAGGTTTACGCTAAAAAGAGTGAAAACTTTACATCCCCGAGAGAAGCACCAGGAGAAGGTAGAAGGCGCGTGCCAAACCGAAAGGAAAATTCCAACCAGGGTATAGAACCCCCTAAGAAACAAATCAACCCTATCAAAAGATTCATAATGGACTTTTTCAAAATCGAGGAGATCGATTATGAAAAGTTCCGTAAAGAGGACAAATGGGCTATTCACCCGACTAAGAAGAAATAATTTTTAAATTGAAATCTTTGTCAAATCCATCAAAACGGATCTTACCCTCATCCACAAGACGCTTAATCGTGTGACCAACTTCGATGTTGTCGTTATACGCCTCAGTGTGTTTTGTTTCAGGTCTCAAATCCGGCATGAGCATGTTGAAGGCCATCATCTTCTTCGCTACCGACAGCTCCTTATCTTGAAGGACGCGGAGGATGTCTTTAGGAATCTTTGAGAAATCCATTACTCTTTACTTGGATTTTTTCTTTAACTGTTTGCTCTTCGATTTAGGTTTCTTTGTGGATCTGTCCTTCACATGTTTCACTAGACTGACAGCCGCAGCACTCTGCGCAACTGTGGAAATGAGAGCTCCTGTGCATATGGGGCAAGGCATTTATTGTACGGACTTTATATATTTTGAATCAAACGACGCGCTGGCTTACCCCTGGTCGTCCTCATGGACTTACGAGTGGTGGGAGGAGAGGGGGTCTTCTTCCTCTTCGCCACACCTTTGGCTGTCATGTCGTTGCACAACTCCTTCTTAGTCTTCAAGACCATCTTGTAGAGTTGACTCTCGGGAAGAACTTTTTTCGCAGCCTGAACAACATTGGCCTTCTTGTGGTATTTGCACTTCTTACGGCCAACCTTCAAATCACCCTTCTTATCTATGAAAATCATATACCTTATACAGATAAAAAAAGTCATAGTTTAGTCAGACCAACCCCATACCCCAACTCTTCCACAACTGGGTCATTCTTGTAGTCTGTTTTGTAATATACCTTTTTGATTCCACTACTCGCTAGAGCCTTGTAGCAGTTGAGACACGGATAATGTGTCACGTACGCCACACAATCATCAATGGAGGCACCCCTCTTCGCCGCATCCGTGATTGCGTTAATCTCCGCATGAATCGTTCCCTGTTCGTGTCCATCCCTCACTATGGAATAGTGTTCTGTACCAGACAAGAAACCGTTGTAGCCCATACTGATGAGGCGGTTGTTCTTGACGAGGACACAGCCAACCTTGAGTCTGTCACAAGGGGATCTCACAGATGCGAGTTGGGCAGTTTGCATGAAGTATTCGTCCCACGAGATCCTGGATTCGGGTTCTTGGGGTCGTCGAATATTACGAATGGGTCGACGAGACATTAGTACTTAAACGGGCCTAGTCTTTATTAAACCTCATGAACACTGAATGAAAGCTCTCAAATCATCCGCACTCGTCACGATGCGACCGTACTCGACAATCGTTTTTCCTTTAACATAGAAGCCTTCGGATCCCTGTTTTTTCGCAAACCGTAGAGCCTGCCACTTCTCAATAGCCCTGACAGTAAGAGACCCAGTAGGTTCAAGAACCGCCACCAATATGACATCATAGTTGTGGGTGGGCTTCAGATGCTGTACAAAGAAGTCACCTTTCGCGGTCAGTCGAGGCCCCTTCACTTCTATCATGGTTCCTTCAAAGGCGCCGTCTTGTTCCGTGCAAAGTGTGCGACGAATCCCAAATCGGTTCCTGACGACATCCTCGACTATCGCACCATACGATTTGGGGTTGAGCCGAATTAAGCCAAGAGTCGCTTCAGTCGCACCGCTACTCCGGTAGAAGGCGACCTGATCGTAACGGTTAATCAGCTGACGGTATTTCGAAGACTGAGAAATTTCATCAAAGGAAATCATACTTAAGGCTATGAGAGTAATTTCAAGTATGAACTCTTGTGTGATTAATGATGATCTATTAAAATATACAACAAACTTAAGTTCTGAGACTGCACAAATTGTCATAGCCGACCCTCCTTACAATATTGGTAAAGACTTTGGAAATAAAAGTGATAAACAACCCATGGATGAATACCTGAACTGGTGTGATGAATGGATCAAAGAGTGTTTACGAATTCTCCGTAAAGATGGAACGATGTTCATTTACGGATTCAGTGAAATCCTAGCTCTTATTCTCGCTCGCATTCCCATGGATGTAAATAGGCGATGGGTAGTATGGCATTATACGAATAAGACAACCCCGAGTTTGAACTTCTGGCAACGCTCTCACGAATCTATAATCGTTCTCTGGAAGGATTCTAAGATTTTTCATCGGGATGAGGTGAGAGAACCATACACCGATGGGTTTGTGAAGGGCGCGGCAGGGAAAGTTCGTAAAGGAACAAAGGGGCGTTTTTCCAAAGAGGGTGCACCCGATACTACATACACGGCACACCCTTCCGGAGCTTTACCCCGAGATGTAATTAAGATTCCAGCTCTAGCTGGAGGTGCCGGTAAAAATGAACGAGTCGATCACCCGACTCAGAAACCACTTGAGTTGTGTGAAAAGCTGATAAAATCATGCAAGCAACCACCGGAAAATGGTTTTGTTTTCGTTCCATTTGCTGGATCTGGTAGCGAGTGTGTAGCTGCGAAGAATCTGGGACTACCTTATATAGGTGTGGAAATAAATGAGAAATATTGTGAGTTAATCAACAAACGTTTAAGTACTTAAAAGTATGACACGTTTTCTATATAACTCGAAATGACCGTGTGTGAACATAATCGTTATCAACCTGATTGCATCCTATGTGGTGGTAAGAATATATGTGAACATAAACGTCGACGAAGAGAATGCCTCCAATGTAAGAGTGAGGGTGTGAAGGCGTTCTGTGAACACGGGAGACTTCGTCGTATGTGTTTACCATGTAACGGCTCCTCTGTGTGCCCACATGGACGTCACCGTTCATTCTGTATGGATTGTCCGATTTCAGATTTTAGCTACGCGAAACTCTGTAAAATTTGCAAAATTACTCGTGTCGACTCCCATAAGGGGGTCTACACTTGTAGGGGATGTAGAGTGTTAGACATGGAACGTGTTGAACACAGGTTTGGAGACATGATCATCGCACACGTGGGACATCCACCCAACTCTAAAGATAAGAGTATCGTGAAGACAGATATTTGTGGGAATTTGGATCGTCGACGCCCAGATCTCCTCTGGGTTGTCCCCGGAAAACTCGCCGTGGTCGTAGAGATTGATGAAGATTCACACGTGGGTAGAGAGACCTCATGTGAAGTTCGAAAGATCAGTGAACAGAATCTGGCCATCGGGGGGATGGAAGAGGTCCAATATTGCCCAGTCGTCACGATCCGAGTCAACCCCGATAAGTGTGACGTCTCCGACGCCTCCCTCGAGGATCGCGCCATGTGTGTGGGTGAACTCGTGAAGAAGTTGATTTACAATGACTATGACGTGGAGCAAAATGGGGGTGCCAAGATTATCTTTTGCTATTACCACACAAAGAGTCAGAAACATATCAATGAACACAAGAGACACTGGAACTGCGAAGTTGTCCCAACAGATGGGCTCACCGAACTCGCCGAGATGGCAGAGGTGGTCGAAGCGGCGGAGAACCTAAGTAAACTCAAAACTTTGTAATTTTCATCTAAAAATGACGACTCTCACCGATTTCGAACACAAGCTCGATACTCTCATCAAGACGTACCCGGATGGGGTGCCTCGTGATGAAATGAACAAATTTTTTGAATACACGATTGAAAACAAGGATGTCCTTCTTTACGGGGTGAGTGATGAACTACTCTATGCCGTATGTGATAAAGCCTATGAAGACAACCGTTTTCATACATACGGTGAGACCATTAATGGTCTTATTGAGGAGTTTAGGGAAGCGAATCCCAGTCCGGCTGCCACCGCGAACAAACAGTTCGAAATGAATAATTCGGTGAGGGAGAATGCTGTATCTTGGGCTGAAAAGGCCGCAGCTCACGATCAGAGGAAGTATCTAGTATCTAACACACGAATCATGGATATGATGAAAGAAATGATGGAACATTCGGACAAGATGGCGGGTGAAACCGAGAAAAATCAAGCCATTGTGGGTAAAATCTTCGCACTCAAGTTTGCACCCGAGCCAGTGGAGAAACCTAGTATGTATGAGCGTGTGTGTAGAATGTTTTAATCAACGTAAATCCTTATCAGCCGTGTAATACGTCTTCCCCTTAACTACAAAACTATGAACCCTAGCATACCCCCACGCCTGAGGAGATGCTCCCGGTCGATGCCCGGTTCTCCACGCAGCGAGTCCCCTATTGTAGATGGTCTTCACAGTCTTTAGAGGAATCTTAGTAGCCTTAGAAATTTCAGGGAGGGATTTGGCTCCCGGATACATTTTCCTAAACTTTTGGGTGTAGGAGGAAGTCTTTGTCTTTTGTCCCTTGTCCGTCTTGAATCCTTTATAGTCTCGCTTGAGCATTTTTTTATAGCGTGCCTCAACTTCTCCGAGAGTTGTAAGCCCCCTGAAATATTTAAGGGGTGCGTAGATCTTACCCTCAGATTTACGCAGTTGTCCAACCTTCTTGGTGATGGCTGCATCGCTGAGAGGCATCTTACTTTGGCTTGAGATATTTTATAGCCGCCCCTATGCTGGAGTAGATGCATTTTCCAAACCTGACACGGCCAGTCCTGGGATTATAGTACCCAACGTGACCATTGAAGACTGCCTTGTGAAGTTCCACCATATAAAAAATACAAGATTATAATAATCAGTGAGGATGGGTTTGTCGATTATTATGGGGAATATGTTTTCAGGTAAAACATCCGAACTCATTCGGAGACTTAAGCGCCTGAAAGTTATTGGAAAGAATATTCTTGTCATCAACTCAGCGAAGGATACAAGATCTCCCGACCAAGTCTTGAAGACACACGATAACGTAAAGTTCAACTGTCTCAAAGTTTTCGATCTTTTTAACGTTCTCAACACGAGGGAATTTGACGAAGCTGATATAGTTGCCATAGATGAAGCCCAGTTTTTTACACAATTGAAGAAGTTTGTGGAGTGCTGTCTGTCAGTCAACAAATCTATAATATTGGCTGGTCTAGACGCTGATTCATTTCAGAGAAAGTTTGGAGAACTCGTGGATTGCATACCCATGGCGTGTGACGTGACTAAACTTTCAGCTCTTTGTATGCACTGTAAAGACGGGACTCCGGGTCCATTCACGAAGCGCATAGTGGAAGACAAGACCCTCGAACTCATAGGTGGGAGTGACATGTATATAGCTGTGTGTCGTAAACATCTCACCTGTTGATGTCCAAAATCAGGACAACCCGCTTCCCCTCACCAGTCTTTACGAGTTCGTGATATCTCGAGTGGTCGAAAATGAATTCCTCACCCTCTTCATGTTGGTGTGAACCACCCTCAGTGTAGAGGGTGCACTTACCACCATCTTGTATGGTGATATGATATCTGAGGAGGCGATTTGATTCAGCTCGATGTGCATATAATCTCATTGGTCCTTCACTCACAGCAAACGCGGCGACTTGGGTATCTATACATGCAATCTGTTTTACGAGGCTGTTCAACATGGGGAAGTCTTTTATTTTGTAAAAGTAGTAATTCTCATTCTTCTCAAACCAAGGACTAACATTGTGGTAGTAGCTCTTCTTCAATGTGGGGTGGACAGCTTCAAACTCCTCTTTAATCTTGTCAAAGTGGAACTTTATCAACATGAGACCAGGATAATTCTTGACTGAACACTCCGAGTTGAGGTGGATAAAATCTCTAAGTGTATTTCTGATTCCACAGAGAGGTCTCATGGGATTTTGAAAGTATAGGGTGTCTATAGGAAGTTTGAAAAAGTCATACACAACCATCAAAGTTGGCACCAACAGGAGACTCCACATTATTTTCTCAGTAGATAATAAAATGCCCGGTTATACCGAACCACTAGAGCCCGAGCCCACCAAGGAGGTCAAGGATGTGAAGGTTCGTTTCCAGACTCCCTCTATCCCCAAGCTGACTATCGTTCAGATGGTCATCGTTGCCATTATTGTTGGCTACGCGTGGACCGCTCGCAAGATGAAGGGTGTCGTGGTTTCCAGCCTCGCTATTGCGATCGCCCTCCTCCACATGTACGATCACCTCTACCGTGTTAAGCGTGGTGGTGAACGTCTCTTCTTTCTCCCCGGCACTGAGATGATGGGTCACAAGAAGGAGCATTACGGATGCAAATCTTGCAAGATGTGATTTTTTTTAAAAGCGTATTATAAGTATGCGCGTCAAGATTACTCGTAGCCCTAATCCTATAAAGAAATTTAGGGCCACGTTAGAAGACGGCAGGACTGTTGACTTTGGTGCACGTGGGTATTCCGACTACACCAAACACAAGAATCCTTCACGTATGCGTTCCTACGTGCTTAGACACGGAGGACAAATTCCCAAGAGCACGATAGCAGAGAAAGATCCCAAAAAGATTCAAAACAGGATGTTGGGGGTCACTCTCAGTGACACGGAGAATTGGAAAATGAGTGGTATCAACAGTGCTGGTTTCTGGTCACGTTGGTATCTCTGGAGTTTTCCATCTTTCCGAGAAGTTGAAAAGTTTATGTCTAAGAAGTTTGGTCTAGTGTTTACTCACTAGCTTCGGGTTCATCAGGGGTGGCTGCCTCGTTTAAGATTTGTTCGACGAGTTCAGCTGGCCCCAATTCAAGCATTTCTTTGAGATCTTCACAAGTATCTTTCATTTCTCGTCTAGCATCCATATAATCATTGAGAGGTAAACAATATCCATCATCATCTCGACGTAAACATTGCTCAGCCTTGACTAGATCAACTTCCTTGTAAAGTTCTTTCATCTCCTCGGTGGGCTCTATGTATTCTTTGCTGTAGTCCCTCCAGTCTTTCTTACCCCCTAAAGTCCAAATACTATCGCGACCCGCTTCCTTGTAGTAATTTCCACTTTCCTCGATCTTATCGATAAATTCCTGTGATGTGACTTCATCGTATAGTTCGCAGAGCTCTGGTGACTTTTCCTGAATTTTTGTGAATATTTCGATCATCTTGTTCTTCACAGTCAGATCCTCACTCACTAACCCTGAACCACCGGGTAAATCCAAACTCAACAATCTCAGTTCATTGGACAATTGAATGAAATTCTTTATTTTTTTCAATTCATAGCTCTTGATGAAGTGAGGACCAGTCCCCGGTATGAGACCAGCGGCAAAGGCCCCGCTCGCTGAAGATGAAGACATCATACAACAGCAACACAGTAGAAGAATAGTTGCCATTTATAGTACTTCACATTTTATTTCGGAGACCCTTTTTCATCTGAACAGCCCTAAGTTCTGCCATGAGCCTGGCTCTTGCGTTGTTGATGGGTGGTCTCGTGGGAGGTCTCATTCTTGGGGGAGGAGGAGGAGGAGGAGGAGGAGGACGGGGTGTAGATCCACTGGGGGTCGAAATCAAAACTGTTTTACAAATTTTGATAACCTTTTGGGCATTCTTCACACTGTTCTCAAAGTTCATGGTAATTTTCGAACGAAGTTCTCTCCCCGTGAGTTTGACACGCTTTCCATCTACGTTTTTCGTGACGCGTAGACCCAACTTCTTGGCTTTGTTTTTCAAATCGCGGTACTGCATATACTATCAATACAGAATAAAATCCTTGAACGTAACGATATCATTGTCGTTAATGAGATGAATATAATTCATTTCTTCACCATTTAAACATAGAACATCAACAACTGATTGGTCATAAACCTTTTTTAAAGTGATTCCTATACTATCCAGGTGTAATAATATTATAACCAAATCATCAAAATCGAGTGATGTTAGACCCATACGAAAATTTACTTTGTTTACCATAAATGATCCATCATCATTTTGAACGAGAAAGTGTTTCTTAATGAAATGTTCAGTGTCGTTCCTGGGTGAGATACCTATACGATTAGCTAATTCGGAAATATTCATTAAATCGTGTAAACCAGAAATTAACTTCTTGACAAACTCTTTTTTGATCTGGGACAGGGACATCTTAAAATGTATAAAGATAAAAATGGAAACTATCATAATATGAACGATGTCATTGAATTGAGGGTATTAATACATAAGGTTCTTCTCCCAAGAATTAGAAACCTTGAAAATGAAGTGAGTGCACTTAGAAAACACACATGGCCGTACGTTCAGGGTAGAAAAGAGACGACTCAACTTGACGACATGGAAAGCAAAATCGACTTCATGAAAAACCTTGATGATGCAACAATCAGGGACCTAATAAACAGGAAGTCGAAGATGTGTAGAACGTCGGGGTCTCAGGGGAGGGAGTACGACATTATAAAATATCACGTATAAGTATATGGATATTATAAGCTTACCGATCACTGCACTGACGACCATGTGTGGTAGTGTGTCAGCCATGTTACCAGCCTCTAATCTTCTTCCCACATCTGACGGACCCCTAAACGACCAAGAACTTGGAGGTTACGCTGTAACCGTTCTGTGCCTGATCATATGCATGTATATGATCATCAAGATGCCCTTCAAAACCCCGCCAATGATGGCTGCCTGCTGCTGCTTCCTTTCTTCGTGTAGCACGAGCACTTCGAGAATAGCCAAGGATGTTCAAAGGCGTGTCGGGGAAACCCCCGAAGGAGAAACCCCTGACAGTGGAAAGTCAGAATAAGAGAAACAAGCAGGCCTTGTAAAGTTAAAAAAAGTTGTCAGTTCTATAAAGATTTACCGTGAATGGATCAGTTTTACCAGTTACTGAGACTGCTTCATTTCCATAAAGTTCCTGACACCCAATGTCGTCCATACAGTCTCTGGAATTATGAGACAGTGGTATAGAATAAAGGTTATCACCACCAGTCGTTGTGTAGTAATGATACCTATCCCTTCTTCCACGGACTTCTTTACCATACAGGGGTAACGTATCACCCGAATCACTTGTTATAATTCCCATTTGTTGCATGTGTCCAGGTTTGTACTGCTTAATTGGTGGCCCACGGAATTCTGGTTCCCTTGTTGGCATCCGAACGGGGGGGCGTGGGAGCAAAGGAAGTGGTCTTTGCATGGGCATGTTAATCTTGACAACCTTAGGGTTGTGCCACATGTATGCAACAGCAATTGTCAAAGCAAATAGGATCAACCACATGATCTGTGTCTTTGTCTTGTTCTTCATTTACAATATCCAAAGATTTAAATTAAAGGAGACTTTTGTTTCTTTAACAGATGATCGTCTTGGCAATCGATATTGGGTATCATAATATGGGTTTAGTTCTTGCTGAATCACTGACTGGTCCCTCGATCAAAGTCGAATACATCAAAAAGGTTAGTCTTGAAGACTATAAGTATCTGAAATCCAATGATATGGTCGACTTGGTTCCTTTATTCGTAGAAGATCATCAGG